TTTAGACAACTAAACCACCTACTAACCAATAACCTCCTTTACAGGAGATTTTGAAAGAAGAGATATACTTAAATAATAAGTGTACCTCCTCTCTCGAATTCGTTGAAATGGTATATATATATATATATATATTCAAGCCATTTTTTCATATTTATTCCTCCTACCATTCATCAACTACTGTGTAGTCTAGAATTTCATTTCCACTCGCTAATTTCACAGGAACATTGAATTGAAAATCTTCCTTTCCCCAATCAAATACTGGAATTCCTTGTGTAACTTTTGTTGCATATGTTATTGTCTGAAGCTTATCTGAAGCAACTAATTCAAAATCATATTCTTTTGTATAATCAAAGCTTGTTCCTAATACTAAAGCAGAAGAACCATTGCTATAGGTATTTCCACTTTTTGTAGGAGTTAGATTAGTATAACTACTCCATGTTGATGAAGTACTTAATTTGTATCTATATTTCAACCCTAATGTATTATTTTGCGAACCAAAGCTCTGATTAAAATAGTTACCATTATATTCAAGTGCAATTGTATTGTTTGTTGGCTGAGTACGATAGAAATTAGCATTTACAGATAAATTGATGTAATCTTTCATATCTAATGTTACTGTAGTAGAATTGCTTATTCCTCTTGAATCAGTTGCGGTAATTACAAACGTTCCTGATTCAACATTGTTTATAGTTCCACTATCAGTTAAACTTTTTCCATCTCCACAAACTATACTTTTACTTACTATACTTGCTCCATTTTTAGCCGTTGCCGACATTGTAACTTGTGCATTTGAAAAATACTTTACTAACTTACTATTTGATCCAGTTAAAGCAACTGTTGTACTATTTGAATCAATAATAGTTGCTCCTACTGTTGGTTTATTTGTTTCTTCATTTACAGAAACTTTAAAAGTTGTTGTTTTACTTCCTATTAAGGTAGAACCATTATAAGTTTTACATGTAATAGTACATGTAGCACTCTTTTTGTTTGTTAGTTTATTATAGAAACTTGTTGGTATGGTCCATCCATAACTTGTAGCAACATTTTCTGCTATAGTTCCTGTTAATCCCTCAAAACTATATGTAAGTGTATGTTTAAAAGAGGTAGATGCTCTTGATATGTTAATACTTGTTGCAGATTCTACATTTGCATCAGTTGCGGTTACTGAACTAGCTCTAGGAATTGTTGGAAGTGTTATAGATCCACTTAAACTTGCATCTCTAAGATTAGACCATGGGAAACTAAAACTTGCACTATAATTTGCAGTTCCAGTTCCATCAGCATTATGATTTACTGTTTCTTGTCTTGAACCTATATAATTGAATGAGTTTTTTCCAACTGAAGAAAGTGATCCTACCCAATTACCATTTATATATCCATTTCCTGCAGAACCTGAACCGCTATAATTATCTCTTGATCCAACATATAAATAATATGTTAGTGTTGATTGATTTGTATTCGTATCTTGTGAAATATCATAATATAGTTGAATATAAAAGTGTGAACCGTTTGAACCACTAAATGTTGCTTCCTTTAAATAGGTAGCCATTAGTTATCACCTCCAACATAAAAACAACCTGTACGGGTTGTTTTATAATCTTCTAATCTTGAATTTGTTCCTATTCTTAAATACTTTTTTGCCCAAAAGTTGATTCCTCTAACTCCTGTTGTATCTGCACCTAACATTTCCTCATCATTTCTTCTAACATACATTCCAGTATTATCTAATGTGTTTGATATCTCTGTTCCTGTTTTAGAAATGTTCAAACCATTCTCATCAAATGTATATCCTGTAGCAGTTGTTATTTTATTAACACCGTTACTTAAAATAGAACCAATTTGGATTTGAACTTGATTTGAAGTTTGTTGAAGAGTTGCATATTCTTCTTTTAATTGATTTATAGATTCTTCATTATGTGATTGAATTGCATTTATTTCTTCAGTTGTAGAATAATTATTGTGCAAATCAGTTCTTATATCACTTATATTTGCATTTGATTGATTGATTTCATTTTGCAATCCATTTAATTCTTCTTGAACATAAATTGATGTATCTACCCAATCATAATCACTAAATACTGTTGAATCAGTTGGATTTGTATCAACGTACGTTCCTTGCCATCTAGCTGGAGTTTTTCCCTCAGGCACTCCATCTTCTGCGGGAGTAAATGTTTCTCCATCTTCAGACCACTTTATATGTAAATAAGAACTTGTTCCATCTTCTCCTGATGGACCTTGAATCCCTTGAGCTCCTTTTGTTTTTGACCATGTATATGCAGAATATGAAGTTGGAGCAGTTGGACTTGTTGTAGTTGCAACTCCCATATACTCTGTTTCAGATGTGGGAGTTACTACCATAGGATTTCCACTAGCATTTTTAGAATACCTTACATAAAAATAAGTACTTGTTCCATCAGCTCCGTTTTGACCTGCTGGACCTGTTTCTCCTTGCAATGCTAGAGTTACCATTACTTTCTTTAATACACTATATGAAGTTCCTGTATCAGTATCTGTATAACTAAAAGCAACATCATAAGTAAATGTTTTATTTGCTATAGCAGTTGAATTTGAAACAGTAAACATCAGTTTAGTTGAATCACTACTTGCAGTAACTCCTGTTTGTGAACCCGAAATAGACACACTTGGAGTTATTTGAGCTCCTTTAAAATAGCCATAATAATTTATATTATAAGTAGCATTATTGTATGGTTTTGAATTATTATCGGTTGAAATAACTAAATTTTCTTGTGCTAAATCAACACTAAATAATTCTATTGAATCAGCCAAATCTTCTACTCTTTGTTCCGTTCTATTTACTTCTTGTCTTATTTGATTGGCAGTTTGTGTAACTGTTGCTATATCTCTAGTATTTTCTGAAACATCTTCTGCCAATGCAGTTATTTCTTGATTAATATGATCAACATCTAACTTAACTTGGTTTATGCTTTCTTTGTTACTTCCTGCTAAATTATATTCCGTTTTTGTATTGTCTTGTTTTGGAGCTGATATTTTAGATTTTATTCTAGATGTATTTTCTAGATCTAAAATAATAGCTTCAAATGTATTATTATTTTTATCAACAATAGTCACAGAATCATTTAATTCATACATATATCCATCTACAAATCCATCAATTTGAAATGGAGTATATGATAAACCAATAATATGTTCCGCAACATCTTCAATCATTTCTTCTCTATATAAATCTACAAATGGATTATCTAGTATCTTAGCTTCTACACGTTCTGTTTCTATTGTTTCAGGATAAACAATATCATTATTGATACCATTTCTTCCCAAAACCACAGTGTTGATTGTAATTAGTTTTTCATAAGATAGTTTTTCATACTTTTTTCTTTGAATAGTATGATTTGTATTATATTTGCTCTTGATTTCTAATTCGCCATTAGAATCAAAAATAGCAATTTCTCCACCTATTTCAGCCATTGCTGCTATAACTCCTCTATCAGTTATAGTTTCACTAAAATTAGGTTGTTTAAAGTCATAATCTGCAAATGCAAAATCTGTATTCTTTAAAGTTATATTTTTTCTTGTGCATATTTCTTGAATAATTTCTAATCCTGTATGTGTTTGATTGTTATTCCAATCTAGTTGTGAAGTATAAGCAGTTTCTAATAATTGAGTTCTATCTTGCACATTAGTAAAAGAAATTGTTCTTTCAGAAATATTTGTTTTAATATCTGAAGCTCTAGGAATAAAAATTCCTTGCTTTAAATATTCAATGGAATTATTAACAACTATACCTTTATATACTTCGATTTCTTTGTTTTCAAAATCTAGTTCATTTTCTAAATCATAAATAGAAAAATTAACTGTTTTAACTGGAAATGTTCCAATAAATCTAGTAGAGGAGTGTTTTATTTTAGGTGCATCCTTTATTACATCTCCTAAATATTCCACTCCATCAACTACAATTTTTGATTTTGGAGATATAGCATTTAGATTTAATTGATTTTTATATGCGTTACTTGAACTTATCAAATCGTATCAACATCCATTTGAATAAATCTTATTTGAAAAGGTTGAGCATAAAAAACACCATCAATTAAATAAACTTTAATAGGATCTGAAACAACATACATATTTTTTGTTAGTCTTTGATTTTCTGCAACATCAAAGTAATTAAAAGAGCAACTTGTCTTCTTTATTAGTTTTAATAAATTAGATAAGGTTGCTCCATTCCATTTGTCAGAATCTTTAAAGTCACACGATACTTTATTTATCAATCCAACAACATCTCTATACATTGTTCCATCATCACTTCTACCAGCATTATCTCCATCCTGTTGAGAATATTCAAAGCTTATATCATCAACTATATAAGTTATTCCATCTACTTGAATTTCATATTTGTTCATGTCACACCTCCTAAGTTAAAAGTAAAACTTCTCCAGCATCAATTTGAGCTTGATTTACCTTTTGAATTATTGTTCTTCCATCTTCATATTTGTGATAAATAGTTATTGCTAATTCTTTAATTCCATTTCCTCTATTTTCTTTTAAAGCTTTATCTACTTGCTCATAGATCTTACTTTCAGGAGTTGTTATTTCTCCCTCACGAGTGTTATCTCCTACAATTGCTAATTGTGGATTGTTTCTTTCTACATATCCACCATTTGCTAAATGCGGAATTCTTCCAATGTTAATTGATTTTCCACCTACTGCTGGAACCCAATCAGGAATTTTTATTTTCTTTAAACTTTGAGTAAAGTTATTGATTCCATCTATTATTCCATTAAGAGGAGATTTGAAGATACCTACTAAAGCATCTATCAATCCTTTAAATACATTTTGAACACCTTGCCATGCCTTTTTCCAATCTCCAGTAAATACTCCTGTTAAGAATTGAATAATACCTGTGAATGTTTTTATCAATCCACTTAGTACATCAGCAATTGTTCTAACAACATTAAATACTGTATCTTTTATTGTTCTTAAAATTGGAACTAGTAATGGTAATATATTTTGAACACACCAATCAATAAATGGTTTTACCCATTGTTCCCAAATAGCTTTTGTTCTATCAATTAGTGCTCCAATCATTTCTGACACATTATCCCATAATGGTTTTAAGTTGTTATTCCATAACTCTTTTATATCGTTAGCAGTTTCTTGAACGAATGGTTGGAAATATTTGTTATACACTTCTAAGAATTTTCCAAAAGAATCACTTAATCCTTTCTTTAAACTCTCAAAGTATGGTTTTGCATGTTCATCATAAACTTTTGTTAGAGTATCTCCAACATAAGTAAAGGCTTCTGCCAATGTTCCTGTAACAGTTTGAATAGGTCCTAATATTCCCTCAAATGTCTGCTTTATTGCTTCAACATTATCAATAATAGGAGTTGCAAATATATCTTTTACATCTACTGCCCATTGTCCCAATAATTGTGTTACAGACATCAACGGATTATAGAACATAGCCATAATATCTGCACCTATTTGTTTTGCAACATCTCCTTTTAGTACTTCAGATATTGTTCCAAAACTTTCAAATAAAGCACCAGTAATATTAATATCTTGGCTACTTATCTTAAACATGTTAGTAATAAAGCCTTTAATTCTTTCTCCATTTTGTGAAAGATAATTATCTACACTTCCTACTAATGCTTCAGCTATATTGGTTCCTATTTTTGCAACAGATCCTATTACTCTTCCCATATTAAAAGCAACTGTATTAACCCAACTATCTGCTGCACCTAATACTTTAGGATCAGTAAATATATCAACTAAAGATTTTTTTATGTTAGAAAGTGATTTTAATATTCCATCAAAAGAAGTTCCTTTGAATCCAATATCAAATCCATCCATAAATAGATCTTTTAGTTCTTTAAATTTCTTTATTGCTGCATCAATAGCACCATTAGTCTTTTTAACCTCTCCTGTAACTGCATCAGATTGAAATGCGGCTGATGATGAAGTTCCACCTCCAGCTCCTCCACTTCCACCTGATTCTCCACCTGATGAATCTTTACTTGTATTTAATACATTTATTTCATCAACACTAGAAAAGGCTTTATTTATCTCTTTTGCTGCCTTTTTAGCAGCTCCTCCAGTAGAAGCAATATCTCCTGCAGCATCACTTGCTGAACTTCCTATATCAGATATACTAGAACTTGTTTTACTGACTACAGGTGGAAATTCTAAACCAAATACAGATAACAGACTTTTTATTCCATTAAAAAAGTTAGTTATAGCAACTAACGCAGAATTAATAACTGGAATAAAGAGTGATGCAAGTGGAGCTATAACAGATCCAACTGCAACTTTTAAGCTCGTAAATGATGCTTTTAACATTTGTACTTGACCACCAAATGTCTTAGTATATGTTGCAGCATCTCCCACTTGGAATTTAGTTTCTTGCAAAATACCATTATATTCAGCTTCAATTTTTTGAGCCTGAGTCATAGCACTTGTGGTTGTATTATGAGCTCTCGCCCATTCTTCCCACATTTTAGCAACGTTTTTAGTTACACCTGCATTATCGACTAGGATTGAATTTTCATTTTTCAAACCCTCAGTAGCACCTACTACAGCTTCTCCCAATTGATAACTTGCTTGCCTACCAAATGCTGCACTATCTTTTAATGCATTCATGGTATTTTCTATTTGAGATGTATCATATCCTCTAGACAATAAATTCTTATATGCAGTTGCTGCTTCATTGATTGATACTAAACCATCTTTTGTATATTCATTTATAAACCTCTGTGCTTCTGCAAAAGATTTACCTGAACCATCTGCAATAGATTTTAATCCAGTCCATGCAGACTGCATTTGACTTGCTGCATCTACAGAAGCTTTAGTAAACTTAGCAATTGCTGCAACCGAAAAAGCTCCAACAATATATCCTTTTATTTTACTCATAGCAGAATTAAAAGCACTATCTGCTCCTTTTGCAGCATTTTTTATATCTCTATTAAAATTACTTTTATTTAACGTTAAATCAAAAGCAACTGATCCTGCACTATTTGTTGCCATTTGTTTCACCTCTCTTTCTATTTAAAAATATTAGAAAATATTTCATTAATATTTTCTTTTGAAACAAATACTTTTTCTTGTGGTTTATTATTATTTTTAAATTCTGCCCATTTTCTCCTAATCTCTTTTTCCTTGTTTGTCATTTCTTGAACTTTTTTCGCATCTTTTTCTGATCTAATATGAACTGTATATCCTAGAGGAGTTTCTCCGCTTATTCCTACTAATAACTGATTAAACTCCTGATGTGATATTGTTTCATATTCATCATGTAATCTAATTCCATATTGCTGGGCAAAGGATGAAACAATTAAATCCCAGTCAAAGTCTATATCATAATAACTCTCTGGGATAATTAGTTTTTTGGGTTTCTTGCTTCATTCAATAATTTATCAGGATCTTCTCCTGTTATTGCTCCCATAATGCAATATGAAAGATATATTGTTTTTTCAACAGATAAATCTAGATTCATTATTTCTTCTGTTGCTTCTTTTCCTAAAGCTAACTCATAGATTTGTCTTGTTTTTTCATTTTCTTCAAGTTCTTCATTTTTTTGAACTTCTTGTATTTTTTCAAATGTTTTTTGTCTATCATCAACTGTATATAATCTATCTACAATCTTTATTTGTGGATGATTGTCCCCACTTAACATTTCTTTTGTAATTCCTGTTTCAATTATTCTCATATTTATTCCTCATTTCTTTTAAGATATTTTTTTATAAAAAAAAGAGGGAAGTTTTTAGCTTCCCTCATTGATTTTAAGAAGCAATTAAGCTGCTGTAAAAGTTGGTTTACCTTTACCAATTAAATCTCCACTAAGTGGTGCAACATTAGTTGCTGCTCCTAAAATGTCTGTAATTCCTACAATTGCAGTAAATTCTAACGTAGCATCATTAGGGAATGTAATCTTGAAATCTGCTTCTGCATCTTTTCCAATTGCAAATCTTTTCCCATCAAGAAAATCATTTCCTGTATCACCTAGAGTTCTTTTTCCACTAAATGATCCACTTAATGCTTTTGCAGTAAGTAATGCATTTTGCCATCCCTCTTCAGCAATTGAATACCAAGTTTCAATATTATTTTCTACTGATAAATTTACTTCTTCTAGATCTGCTATTTCAGACCAAACAGCTGTACCGCTTGAAGAAGTATTAACTGCAACAGTACATTGACTAACTGCGAATTGTCCTACAGTAACTGTAGCCATTTATATCATCACCTTTCTATATATAGATCCATCTCTATCGAATACTCATAAACTCCTTTTTCATCAGTTCCCAAATTAATAGGTTCTTCAGTATTCATCATTACGAATATTCTTTTTTGATTAATTAAAAAAGTTCTTCCCTCGAAGAACTCATATATTTCTTGTATTTTGCTTTCAGCACTATCTTGATTCTTTGTATATCTTAATAAGATTGTAATCGGTTTTATATATGTACTTTTATTATTTTTTCCACCTATAACGGGTGAATAAGCTAAATTTCTTTTTGAATTATAAAAACATAAAGCCTTTTCTTGATTGTTGTCTATTTTTCCAATTGAAATAGAATCAGTCCAACTAGATTCAGCTTTAAAATAATCCTTTATTTGCTTTAATGAAATTTTCATTTAAATTTACTCCCTAATAGTCTTTTAAATGCATTCTTACAAAAAGCTTTCTTATTCCCATCAATATAAGGTTGAAACCACATGCCTCCAGCATTAGGATTTCTATCAGTCCTGAAATTATATTCAGGATGATAATATAATCTTCTTGCATATGGAGTATCAGATACAATACTTACTGTTCCCTTTGAACTATTACTTTTATCGATGTATGTACTTCGATTTTGCAATGCTCCAGTATCCATCGGCATTGTTTGACTTTCCATAAGATCACTTTTTGTTGCATCTGCAGTTTCAATTAAGGCTAATTCAGCAGCCTTGTTTATTTTAGCTATAGTACCAAAATTAAGCCTTGTTGTAACTTTCATTACATCACCTCAAATTGCGTGCTATGAATAGTTCCATCAGGATTACGAGGTCTATTTCCTACATATATCTCATATACTCTGCCATTTATTGTAATATTGCCATCACTAACTGTTTTAAGTGATGGTGCTATATCTCCTTTAATAATGACTTTTCCATTCAATATAATTGCTTTTCCCTCTGAATCTATAACTCTCTTAGCTTTTTCACTAAAAATACATTTTCCACTTGTTTCAACTGAACCGATTGGCTCACCATCTTCCGATATTTCCTCAGTATTTAATACTAATTCATAATCAACATTAGCAAGCCAATCAGGAAAAGGAAGTTTTTTAATGTTTTTAGCCATTAAAGAACTCCACAACTTAATCCAGTTTGTTTTATTAGATCATACGCTCTCTCACTCATATGAGCCTTGCTAGCAGATGTTTCTTTGTTATTTCTATCAACATTAACAGAAATATCTAAAACATTGTATGATGATATGTCGGCATCATTTTCATCATTATAGCCATGTTCATATATGTAATCAGCCTGAGTGCATATTGCATCTCTTACCTTTTCTTTTTGAAATTCAGTTAAATTATCAAAACCAATACCTACAATTCTGTTATAAGTTATACTATCAATCTTTTCTTGTGCTTCTTTTAACATACTTTCAACTTTATCATTTGGAATAGATCCATGATAAGTTTCAGTATAATAAGCAACACTTACATAAAGAGTCATATTATCACTCCCTTATTCTTGAGGAGTAGATTCTACTTCCTCTTCTTTATTTTTTTTATTTTGTTTAGGTTTAGATTCTTCTTTTATTTCTTCAAAACTAGAATTATTTCTCATTTTGTTGATATAAAATCCTAACGTTTCTTCAACAACTAAACCTGTTTTTTTATTCTTGAACTTCGCCATCTTCAGACACCTCTTCTTTGTCTTTAGATTCTTTCTCTTCTTTTACCTTAGAATCTTTCTTTTGATTCTTAGCTTCTTTGTCTTTAGATTCTTTCTTGATAACTAATCCTACAGTTCTCATTAAGATCCTCTCCTCTCTATTATTTTTTATTAAGCTTTGTGATGTACATAGATTCCAGCTACTTTATTTTCATAAACATCAGCTAAACCATATTTTCTATAACCGAATTTCCATGCATCAGCATCTTGATTTGCTTCAGGAGTTACTACTTTTGGAGCAATATGTTTGTTGTATTGCATTACTGCAGATTTTTCAACAATCATGAAGTTGATATCTTTTCCAGCTTCATTACCAGCACCAGTAGAAACATGTTTAACATA